CCAGGCTTATCTCCTACAGGAGCTCCAGCATCTGATTCAGTATAGGTTGCCTTCGATCCCTCAGCATACATACTCTCAATTGATCTAAAATTATGTCCCTTCATATTTTCATATTGATGAAATGTGGGTGTACCATGTTCTGAACCTACAGCTTTCAAAGTAAAGGTTTTAAACAAATTGAATGGAGTTAGGTTAGGTGCTATAATTTGTTTGATACCTGATGTGGATTCAACATACAAATCTTTTTTGCAATTTAAATCACTCTGCATGATGGTTGTGTACAACTCTGCATATGAACCTTTTAATGATCTGTTGACTTTTGTTCTTCTGCTGTGGATGAGCTCACTGGAAACAAATTCCAAGGTTGTAACAGTGTTATTTCCATCTGCCACTCTCTGCACTACACGAATTACATGTAATACATTCTCATCAAAATTTATTTGTAGTTTTTTCTCTTTCATGGATGGTGTAGCGATAACAATTTGTAGATATTCCATACCAATAAGAGGCCCAGCATTATTCAGACCAACAGTATCAAATATATTGATGTATCCAGAAATTGAATTAGAGTCTATACTTTCAAAGAATATAATTTCATTTACGGAGATTGATAAGTCAACTTCAATCCCTTCACTTGTAGTTAAAACAAGTTTTTTAAGATCAAATTGACCAGCTTCTGATAGTTTTTCGTTTGCCATTTATTAACTCTTTATAAGGCGATTATAGTCTACAACAAATTTTCCGACTTCGCCGGGATTAATCAAATTTATAAGTCTCAATTCATCTTGCCTTTTTTCTTCGTATTCAAAATTTGTAACAACTGAAGCACTTGCATAATCATCGTTAGAAGACCCTATATTGATCGTAACAGTCGTATTACCAGATGTTTGATTAATTTCATAGTGATGAACACCATTTGGATTACTATATTTGTCATTTAAAAATGACTGAAACTGATTGACATTCATAGGCCATTGGTGATAACGATCAAATATGTTATTAAGAAGAAGAATAACCCAATGTAGCTCAGCATCATCATAGATATCAAACGCAAGGCCTTCTGGTGTTTCTCCACTCTTGATTTGGTACTTCAAGAAATTTACTGTATTGTCTCGAATAACTTCTCTGACCGCAACTCTCTTTAAAAGATTAGTCACAGTTTTAGTACCACCATACTTTACATTAGTATAAGGTATTGTAGGAAATGCTTCAAAATACATATTAGAATCCCAACTCTACTGATTCTTGAGTTATAATTTCAATTTCATTAAAGGTTAAAGATATCTCTGATCTTTGGGGTGGTGTACCTTCTCCATTAGTAGCGCCCTCTCTAGCTGTCACGTTCTTTTCGTATGCAGTATATCTATCTCCACCATACTTTACCGACATATCAGTTAGATAACATGTTGAAATTCTATTCAAGAAATTATTTAAACCTGTGGATGTACCATCTTGAAAAAAGTATTCTATATCAAAGGTGGTAGGTATTGTTAACGTTCTATCTGAGTTTTGCCCAAGTGCACCACTGGTGTATTTTGGTAACATTGCTCTTTTAAATGCCATTATAATTGCATCTACTGATTGAGATTCTTTTGCACTTTTGGGAATGAAAGAGAACGTATATGAAAACTGCCTTCTTCCTACACCCTTAAACGCCAACTCCATTTTACTGCTTTGTATCTTGCCTGCCTTAATTTGTGCAAGAGCAGCTGCGCCAGGCGCAACAGTATCAGCAGCTGTTAATGCCCCTTTCGTTGCGCCTTCAGCAGCACCCCTAGCTAGCGATTTACCAGCGCCTGAAAAATCTCCTTGCAAAGCAGCACCAATGGCCTTACCACCGGCCTCAGCCATAACACCAATATCAACATCTTCATAATCTGATTTGTATGATACCTCAACTGAAGGTGGCATATACAACTGGATCATTGTGTCAACTCTTTTTGTCGATCCTTTTAGTGTGAATGACCTTTTCTGAACCCCACCTCTACCACTACCAGCAGTAGCAGCGCCTTTTTTAAGTTTACCTTCTTTCAATGAGTGTATCATGAAAAGAATATAGTGTCCCTGTCCTGTAGAACCAACGTCCACAGGATATGCAAATCTTTTAATACCTAGTTTACTGCGAGCTCCTGCCCCTAAAGTTGGTGGAGCAGAGGGCGCTGACACAGATGTAAATGATGCACCCTGTATGTCTGATAAATCAGCGCCAGAGTCTGGAGTAAATTTCTGAAATGCCATCTGGAGTTCCCTTATAAATATTCAAAACTATTTATACAATATGGCATACAAAGGCAAATACTCACCCAACAATCCTTCAAAATACAGAGGGAACAGCAAAAAGATAATCTATCGCTCTTTGTGGGAGCGAAAGTTTATGGTTTATTGCGATAACAGCGAGGCTATCATTGAATGGGGCAGCGAAGAAATAATTATACCCTACATATCACCTTCGGACAATCGTATGCACCGTTATTTTCCAGATTTTTATATTAAGGTCAAACAGTCTAATGGTATATCAAAGAAATACATCATAGAAGTTAAACCTAAAAAACAGTGTAGTCCACCAAACCCCAAACCAACAAGAAAGACTAGACGATGGTTTTCAGAGGTCAAAACATGGGCAGTAAATGAAGCTAAATGGAAATCAGCAAACTCTTGGTGTGAAAACAACGGTATGGAATTTAAAATATTAACAGAAGATGATTTAGGCATTCGGTATAAATAATTACATGGCTGATAGCGATTACATACAAAAAGTTCAAGATGCTGCAAGAAACAAACCGTATTCTTCAGATTGGTATCGGGAGAAGATCAAGGAATTTGGTCAACCCGGCAGACTAGACCTTATTAGGGATGGTAAGAGGAAAGGTTCGCCGTTTGGGGGAACACTGAATATGTTTGTGTATGGTCCTAAGCACAAAGCAAAACTACCATATTACGACACATTTCCTTTAGTGTTGCCCCTCGAACAATATAATGATGGTTTTCTAGGACTAAACTTTCATTATTTGCCCATACCATTGAGGATGAAACTGTTAGATAGAATGCTTGATGAGGACATGAATGTTAACTATAGTAGAATAAAAAAGATCAAGTTAATACAGCCTACATTAAAAAGATATTTAACAGGATTTACTAAATCTCAGTTTCGTAAGATTGAGGAAGATGAACTGGTTATTGCAACTTTACTTCCTGTTCACAACTTCAAGAAATCTGACGCAAAATCTGTGTGGAGCGATTCAAGGAAAATGATCTAATGGCAGTAAATACAAAAACCTTACAACAATTATTTGACGGTCAACTTGGGCCTATTGCAGTACAAGAAGCAAGAGGAGCTGCGATACGTGCTGGTAAAGGAATTTTACAAGATGCTCTAAGTGGTATATTTGGAAGGTCTTCCAGTTCTCAAATTGATAAGTTTCGATCAGAGATTTCTTCTTCTGGTACATCCAGAACTAATATGTTTGAGGTTAAACTTGCACCGCCAGGACAAGTAAACAATGCACTTGCTCAGTCGTTAGTATTAAGATGTGAAAGTATGGCAATGCCAGGCATTAACCTTGCAACCGTTGATGATAATAATATATATGGGCCAACAAGAAGTATTGTTGAAGGTGTAACATATGCAGATGAGGCAGGATTGACCTTCCTTATGGATAAAAACTATGAAATAAGAAAATACTTTCAGGCCTGGATCGAACTTGCATACAATCCCTCATCGTGGAATCTAAAGTATTATGATGACTATGCTTCGGGACACATAGAAATTTATCAGTTAGACCAAAATCATCAACCTGTATTTGGTGTGAAGTTGTGGGAAGCATATCCAAAGAACTACGGGCCGATAGAATTAAGTCAGTCCAATAATGAGTTAGTCAAGTTAACTGTAAACTTCAATTATAGATATTGGAGTGATATTGGAACATATGGATCAGCTGAACCTTCATCTGTGCCATCATTCTCATTGCCAGATGCAAATGGAGTGGTTCCTGACCTATCTCAATTCCCAATTAAACCCGGTATTCCACAATCGACATCACCTGTTAGAGATGTTTCATTAGAACCATAAATTAATATTTGAAGTGAATTAAGGAGATTTACTATGGCATTGCCAAAAATTACGACACCAACTTATACGTTGGTTAAACCTTCTACAAATGAAAAACTTGAGTATCGCCCATTCTTGGTGGGTGAAGAAAAGATACTTTTGATGGCTATGGAGTCAGAAGACGAAACAGAAATTTATAAAGCTATTTTAAGGCTTGTTAACTCCTGTACTAATGGGAAAATGGGAAACAATGACGACCCATTGTTTGATATAGAATATGCGTTTTTGAAGATCAGAGGAAAGTCTGTTTCAGAAACCATAGAGCTAAGCATCACATGTCCAGATGATGAGACAACGGTAGTCGAATATCCACTAAATACTGATGATATACAAATTTTAGTTGATGACAAACACACTAAAAAGGTTAAATTAAATGATGAATTTACTCTAAATATGAGGTATCCAACTGTAAATGATACACTAAAGACTAATAAAATTAAAAGTTCTGTAGAAAAAATCTTTACTCTAATGAAGGGTTGTATTGAATCAGTAGAACATGGAGAAGATATTTATAACAGAGTTGATATGAGTAATAAAGAACTTGATGAGTTTTTTGATAGTCTAACTCAAGGAATGTTTGAGAAGGTGCAAGAGTTCTTTAATACAATGCCTACTCTTAGGGAGGAAATAGAGATTGTAAATCCTAAAACAAATGTTACTTCAAAGGTCACATTGGAGGGCCTAGTAGATTTTTTAGGGTAAGCCTTTCTCATAATAATGTTTCGATGTTTTATAGGATGAATTTTGGGTTGATGCAACACCACAAGTGGAGTATCACGGAAATTGAAAATATGATGCCATGGGAAAGGGATGTATATGTTCAGCTATTAATGAATTGGTTACAAGAAGAATCTGATAGAGTGGAGAAATCAAATAACGAATTAAAGCATTAAATTAGGTAGGAGACTATAATGGCTCAGAAAAAGTTAGAATCAGAGAGTCAATATAATGAATATGATTTGGATGGGGATGGTATAGTGAGTGATGAGGAGTTGAATATGGTTAAGACTATACATGAAACAGAAGCAGCTGAGGAAAAAGCAGATGCTCAAAGACATATGGCTTGGATATCTATGACAGCGATGATTCTATTTACTGTTGTCGTTATGATTCCCGGCTTTATTCCCGAAACTAGATTGAAACTCCTAGGCGACCTATCTGCTCTGTTCTACATTGGCATGGCCGGTGT